GTTTCCCAGTCACGATCGCAGGGAGGCATACCCCTCCCGTTCAATGTAACCCCTGAAGAAGTTAAAGAGTTTAGAGAAAGAGCAAAGACTGCTTTTAACACTGTAAAAAAGTTAATAGACTCCGGTGCTGAAGTACCTGATATGGATGAAAAGACATCGGTCCAAGCACACGAATTATTTGCGAAGGAAAAACCCATTGCAATTGCAAAGACTCCCCCTGCAGTGGTGTTAAAGTTAGAGGCGTTGTTAAATCAGTATGATCATGAGTTTTTAAATGCAAATAATCGTCTGGCTAACTTTGTGACCAACAGACTTTTAGAAGAGACAGAAAACGAAGATGCAGGTAAAAGACTAAAAGCGCTAGAACTTTTAGGAAAACGTAGAGGTGTAAATTTATTCTCAGAGCAGTACGATGTCACGATACGCCAGAAACCAACTGAAGATATTGAGAATAGACTTAATACAATACTAGGTAAATATATAGGTGATGTAGAGACTGTTGAGGTTAAAGATGAAGAACCGATAAGTCCTTTAGAGATTGACTTAGATAAAGAGTTAGAAGAACATAGTGAATTAGAAGAGCAAAGTGAATTAGAAGAGCAAAGCGATGCAGCCGACACCTCTGGATCTGATAAAGAAATATCCACACCTGCTTAGTAGTCTACCGCCAGAAGTAAAAGCGGAGATTGCCGATAGTTTAGAAGAACTAGCTGAGAGAGAACACTCTCGAAAAGCGCAGTTATCTTTTATGACTTTTGTTAATCAGGTATGGCCTTCGTTTATAAATGGGGCGCACCATCAAAAGATGGCAAAGGCTTTTGAAAGAGTTGCACATGGACAGTGTAAAAGATTAATTGTTAATATGCCACCACGACATACTAAGAGTGAGTTTGCTTCTTATTTGTTGCCAGCGTGGTTTTTGGGTAAGTACCCTAATAAGAAAGTAATCCAAACATCCCACACAGCAGAACTTGCGGTGGGGTTTGGTAGAAAGGTAAGAAATCTTGTTGATTCTGAAGCGTATAAAAACATATTTTCAGGAGTTGGACTCCAGGCTGACTCAAAAGCGGCTGGGCGTTGGGCCACTAACCAAGGCGGAGACTACTTTGCTATCGGTGTTGGAGGTGCTGTTACGGGTAAAGGTGCGGATATCCTCATTATTGATGACCCTCACTCAGAGCAAGAAGCCGCCCAAGCAGAAGTAAACCCTGAAATATACGATAAAACGTATGAATGGTACACATCTGGGCCAAGACAGCGTTTGCAACCGGGTGGTGCGATTATAATTGTGATGACTAGGTGGTCAAAACGTGATTTAACAGGTCAAGTAATGCGGGCTTCAGTACAAAGAGGGGGAGAAGAGTGGGAATTAATAGAATTTCCGGCTATTTTACCTAGTGGTAAGCCTCTTTGGCCTCAGTTTTGGCCTTTAATTGAGCTAGATGCGTTAAAAGAAGAACTACCTAACTCTAAATGGATGGCTCAGTACCAACAAAACCCCACTTCAGAGAACTCAGCTATAGTAAAACGTGAATGGTGGCAGATTTGGGAGAAAGAAGACCCACCTTCTTGTGATTTTATACTACAGTCATGGGATACAGCGTTTGAAAAGACTCAACGTGCGGATTATTCGGCATGTACGACATGGGGAGTGTTTTACCAAGAAGATGACACAGGGTTAAAACAAGCTAATATAATATTATTGAACGCTTTTCGTAAAAGAATGGAGTTTCCTGAGTTAAAAAAGGTAGCATTAGAAGAATACGATGATTGGGAGCCTGATTCTATAATTATAGAGAAAAAAGCATCTGGCGCTCCGTTAATATACGAGATGAGGGCAATGGGGGTTCCAGTTCAGGAGTTTACTCCCAGTAAAGGTAACGATAAAATATCAAGATTAAATGCGGTATCAGATATGTTTGCTTCAGGCAGAGTATGGATACCAAATACTAATTGGGCAGAAGAAGTTGTTGATGAAGTAGCAAGTTTTCCTGCTGGGGAACATGATGATTATGTAGACTCAACATCTTTAGCGTTAATGAGGTTTAGAAAAGGCGGGTTTATTAGAACTCTTCTTGATGAAGACGATGAATATATGCCTCGAAGGATGCGAAGAGAGCCTTATTATTAAATACAAAGGATAAATCATGGCAGTTAATGGAATAGATAAAGGGCTAACCCCTACACCGAAAGGACTAGCGCAGATGGTAGGCCAAGAAGATATGGAGCCTAGCATAGAGATAGAAATAGAAGACCCTGAAAAAGTTTCTATAGAAATGGGTGGTTTGGAGATAGAGATAGAGCCGGGTAAAGAAACAGATGAAGACTTTGAAGCCAACTTAGCAGAGTTTATAAGTGAGGATGAATTAGTTACTATATCTGAAGACCTATTAAGTGACTTTGAATCTGATATAGCTAGTCGCAAAGATTGGATGCAAACTTATGTAGATGGACTAGATCTTTTAGGTTTAAAGTTAGATGAAAGATCAGAGCCGTGGCCCGGTGCTTGTGGTGTACATCACCCTTTGTTGACTGAAGCGCTTGTTAAGTTTCAGTCTGAAACAATCATGGAGACTTTTCCTGCACAAGGACCAGTAAAAACTCAGATTATAGGCGAGAGTAGCAGAGAGAAAAAAGAAGCAGCCTCTCGTGTAAGAGCAGATATGAACTATCAACTAACTGAGAAGATGGTTGAGTATCGTCCAGAGCATGAAAGAATGTTATGGGGTCTTGGTTTATCCGGCAATGCGTTTAAAAAAGTTTATTATGATCCAAGCCTTGAGAGGCAAGTATCTATATTTATACCTGCAGAAGATATTGTTGTTCCGTATGGTGCGTCAGATTTAGAAACATCTGAGCGTGTAACACATGTTATGCGTAAAACACCTAACGAGTTAAAAAAGTTACAAGTATCTGGGTTTTACAGAGATGTAGAGTTAGGAGAGCCTAGTGATGAGTTAGATGATGTAGAGAAGAAAATAGCCGAGAAGATGGGGTTTTCTGCGTCATATGATGATCGGTACAAGATATTAGAGATGCACGTAGATTTAGATTTACCTGATTATGAGGATAAAGATAAGGATGGAAAAGAAACAGGAATTGCTTTGCCATATGTGGTTACTATTGAAAAAGCTACGGGCGAAATTCTTTCGATAAGAAGAAACTACCAACCTGATGATGACCTAAAGAAAAAACGTAATCACTTTGTACATTATGGCTATGTGCCAGGATTTGGGTTTTATTGTTTTGGTTTAATTCATTTGGTAGGCGCATTTGCTAAATCTGGTACATCTCTTATAAGACAACTTGTGGATGCAGGAACCTTATCTAATTTACCCGGTGGGTTTAAAACCAAAGGACTTAGAGTAAAAGGTGACGATACACCAATAAGTCCTGCTGAGTTTAGAGATGTAGATGTAGCAAGTGGAAGTATAAAAGACAATATAATGACGTTGCCGTACAAAGAACCTAGTCAAGTCTTATATACATTACTGGGTACTATAGTTGATGAAGGTAGAAGATTTGCGAGTGCAGCAGATTTAAAAATATCTGATATGTCAGCGCAAAGTCCAGTAGGTACAACTTTAGCTATATTAGAAAGAGCTTTAAAAGTTATGTCTGCTGTGCAGGCTAGAGTGCATTACTCTATGCGCCAAGAGTTTAAATTACTAAAAGACATTATTAGGGACTACACACCAGATAAATATTCTTATAAACCTGAAAGTGGTACTCCCAATATTAAACAATCTGATTATGATTTGGTTGAGGTTTTACCTATATCTGATCCTAATGCTTCTACTATGGCGCAAAAGGTTGTACAGTATCAAGCGGTTATGCAGATGGCTCAAGGCGCACCACAGATATATAACATGCCACAGCTTCATAGGCAGATGTTAGATGTGTTGGGTATAAAAGATGCAGCTAAACTTGTACCTCTTGAAGAAGATGCAAAACCAAAAGATCCTTTGACAGAGAACATGGACGCTTTAAAAGTAAAACCTATGAAAGCATTTATGTATCAAGATCATGACGCACATATATTAGCGCACATGAACTTTTTAAATGATCCAGTCGTAGGACAACTCCTTGCTCAGAATCCAAAAGCTAAACTCATAGCAACAGCTTTACAGGCACATGTGGCCGAACATTTAGGATTTAAGTACAGACTAGATATAGAAAAGAGAGTTGGCGCTCCACTTCCAAAACCAGATGCAGAGCTGCCGGAAGATATGGAACTAGAAGTTTCTCGTTTAATAGCACAGGCTTCTACTCAATTGTCACAAAACAATATGGCACAACAAGCACAGCAAAAAGCGCAACAAAAAGCACAAGATCCAATTATTCAAATGCAACAACAAGAATTACAGATCAAAGCGCAAGACGCTCAACGAAAAGCACAGAAAGATCAAGCAGATTTAGCTGTTAAACAAGCACAGATTGCTGTTGAACAGGAAAGAATTGCTTCGCAAGAACGACAGGCTCAAATGAATACTTTAGCTAAAGCAGCTACAGATGACGCAAAGTTAGAGCAGAAACAATCTAGTGATGCTATAAAAGCATTAGTAGAGGAGCAAAAGATGGAGAATAAATCAGATGACGCTATTGCACAAACTTTATTACAAAGTGCTATGAGCCAATCTGAAGAACCAACTTCTCCACAGGAACAAACACCCCCAACACCACCAACACAGGAGCCTAAAGAATGACGACTGTTTTTAAGGTGTTGTTTGAAAAAATAGACGAAGAGATAGAAAGTGTTAGTGAAGCCATAGCTAATGGGTCAGCTAAGACTTATGACGAGTATCAAAAACTTTGCGGTGTTATAAAAGGTCTAAATGCTGCAAAGGCACACGTTGAAGACCTTAGACGAACTACGGAGGAAGACTACGATAATGACGACTAACATGCCTACTGAGCAATTAGAGTTATTTCCTGATTTGGAAAAACCAAATACTAATAAAGCTACACAATTACCAGAGCCTTCTGGGTATCATATTTTATGTACGGTGCCTAATATAGAAGATAAGTATGAAAGTGGTTTAATTAAAGCTGATACAACAAAACACTTTGAAGAAGTTTTAAGCACTGTGTTTTTTGTTTTAAAACTTGGCCCTGATTGTTATACAGACAAAACTAGATTTCCCAGCGGTCCTTGGTGTAAAGAGGGAGATTTTATTTTAGCTAGACCTAATTCAGGCACAAGGGTAAAAATACATGGTAAAGAGTTTCGCCTTATAAATGATGACAGTGTAGAGGCGGTTGTAGAAGATCCACGAGGGATTTCACGAGCATAGGAGAATAATATGGCTGAAGAGCAAAACATACCAAATGAAGAAGTAAAAGAAGAAGTAAAAGCTGAAGTGTCTGATGTTGAGATAGAAATAGCAGATGATACTCCTGAAGAAGATCAAAATAGAAAAAACTTACCAAAAGAATTAGTTAATAAGTTAGATTCAGAAGAACTTGATGAGTATGACGCTAAAGTAAAAGATAAAATATACCAACTTAAAAAAGTTTGGCATGATGAGAGACGTGAGAAAGAGCGTGTCCAACGTGAAAATCAAGAAGCTATTCAAGCTGCTAAAAAGCTACTTCAAGAAAATAACAAACTTAAAGAGCAATTCTTAAATACCGCAGGTAATGCGGCTGATCTTGAAATATCTGCAGCTAAAAAAGAATATAAAGAGGCTTTTGATGATGGGGACAGTGAGAAAGCGGCTGAAGCCCAACAAAAACTTACTGAAGCTACTTATAGAAAACAAAATGTAAAAAAATATAAAACCCCTTTACAAACTGAAGGAAATACTGTAAAACAAGAAAGTAATAGTAAACCTGCTGCTTTACCGCCTGACGCAAAGGCTATGGATTGGCAGAATAAAAATGATTGGTTCGGTCAAGACGAAGAAATGACTAGCCTAGCATTAGGTTTGCATGAAAAACTGGTAAAGCAAAATGGCGTAGGATACGCCACTACGGATGAGTACTATAAACGAATAGACGAAACCATGAGAAAACGGTTTCCAGAAAATTTTGAACTCGATGATAATACAGAATCTACGAAAGAAACTGTAAAAACAAAACCTTCGGCAGTTGTAGCTCCGGTAACGAGAACCACGTCTTCTAAGAAAGTACGATTGAGTACGTCTCAAATAAATTTAGCAAAGAAGTTGGGTTTGTCCCCGGAACAATACGCCAAAGAATTAATTAGATTGGAGAATCAAAATGGCTGAAAACAGATTAGCTCGTGAGTTAGAAAACAGAACTGCAAAAGAACGTCCAAAAAGTTGGGCGCCTCCTTCTACATTGCCAGAACCTGATAGACTGCCCGGTTATGATTATAGGTGGATTCGCACGTCTACTTTAAATGAGGCTGACCCTCGAAATGTTTCTATGAAACTAAGAGAAGGTTGGGAACCAGTTAAAGCAGAAGAGCAACCACATATGCAAATCGTAGCAGACGCAAATAGTAGGCATCCGGGTTGTGTAGAAATAGGTGGATTATTACTCTGCAAAACTCCAATAGAGCTTGTAGAACAACGAAACGAATATTATCAGAATCAGGCTAATAACCAAATGGATTCAGTTAATAACAATTTTATGAAAGAAAATGACCCAAGAGCGCCTTTGTTTAGAGATCATAAAACATCGGTATCTTTTGGTAAAGGTAAATAATTTTTTATTAGGAGATTTATAAATGGCAGCTACTGCTTCCCCTTTCGGGTTACGTCCAATTAATATGCTTGGCGGAACACCCAATCATGGTGGGGCCATGAGAGAGTTTCCAGTTAAGGCTAATAATACGGCTGGAATATTTTTTGGTGATGAGGTATTACTAACTACTGCTGGGCTACCTGTAGCCGCAACAGCTACACCTGTAGCGGTTGAATTTACGGGAACATCTACTAACGCCACTGCTGGTGTTATGGGTGTATGTGTTGGTGTTAGATATGTTGATGCTAATGGTGTTCAACAATTTGCACAATACTTACCAGCCAATGCTACTACCGCTGGCTTTACAGACATATTTGTTAGAGTCAACGATGATCCAAGACAGCTATATCAGATTCAAGGTAGCGCTGCACTAGGAACATTTAATAGTGGCACAGACGGTTCTGGCTTTGCTGGTGCTGTTGGTAAAAATGCAGCATTAGGTAACTATGAGGCTCAAAGCACCTCTACTGGACTTTCAGGTATAAACCTTGTTGTCGGTAGTAATGGTGGTTCACTCGCTGTAACAGAAACTTTAGCAATGAGAATTGTTGAGGTTGTTGCTGGTACAGAGAATGATAACTTCCCTGAGTTCATTGTTAAGTTTAACTTTAGTGTTCTCTCATCAGAGAATAATCTAGGTATTTAAGGAGAGTTTTAAATGGCAATTTCAAGATCGCAACTACTAAAAGAACTCCTTCCGGGCTTAAATGCCTTGTATGGACTCGAATACCAGAAATATGGTGAAGAGCATAAGGAGATTTATGAAACTGAAACTTCTGAGCGTTCATTTGAAGAAGAGACAAAGCTATCCGGTTTTGGGCAAGCCCCAGTAAAAACCGAAGGTGCTGCTGTTTCTTATGATAATGCACAAGAAGCGTTTACATCTCGCTATACCCATGAAACAATTGCTATGGGCTTTGCAATAACAGAAGAGGCATCTGAAGATAATCTTTACGATAGTCTTGGCGCTCGTTATACAAAGGCTTTGGCTCGTGCTATGGCGTATACAAAACAAGTTAAGGCTGCAACAATCCTTAACAAAGGCTTTACTGGTACAGGTAATCCTACTTATGGTGATGGACAGGTATTATTTTCTACCTCACACCCATTAGTAAGTGGTGGTACTAACAGCAATCGTCCTTCTACAGGCGCAGACTTAAATGAGACATCTTTAGAAGATGCTACTATTCAAATCGCTGCTTGGACAGATGAGCGTGGCTTGTTAATAGCTGCTAAACCTAAAAAGCTAATCATTCCACCAGCATTG